CTCCGAGAGTAGTTGCTCAAAACTCTCCCAACTTCACAACAAAGCTATAATAGGAGGAAACGCATATGGCTATATTAGAAGGAACTGCGTACTGGGCAAGTATAACTACACCCAATACGACATTCGACCCCGTGTACACTGTCAACCTAGTGGTTGATGATGAGACTGCAAATGATTTTGCATCTCGTGGACACAAAATAAAGCAGATGGATGAAGGTCCGGCTTTAATTATCAAACGAAAAGTAAATGGTCCTAACGGAATGGTTAGACCTGCACCTCGTTTGTTAGACTCAGACAAGCAGGAGGTCACAACTGCTGTTGGAAATGGATCAAAGGTTAAGGTCCAGTTCAATGAGTACAGTGGCGAAGGTAAGTATGGTCCTTATCAAGGACTAGATTTACAGGCAGTAATGATTACTGATCTTGTCCCGTATAAAAACGGTGATGGTGATGAGTTCTTATCTGACGGAGAAGAATTTTAATGATTATTACTATTAACAATGACGAAGGTACAACAAACTTTAATGTCAATAATATTAGTGACGATGCTGTAAAGCAAGAAGCTACTGTTATCGTACAAAAAGTTGGAAACTTACAGGTTGTCATTGAAGCCTTAGACTTTGCAAGTCGAACCCACCGAGCTAACTTAGAAGAGTTACTCAAGGTAAGAGACGAAGCTATAGTCGAACCGACTGAGGAGACTGAAGAAGAATCTTCAAAATAAATAACCCGGCTAGGTGTAAAAGCCTAGCCACTTTTCTAAAGGAGATAGAATGCAAGAACAAAGTAAATTTGTACGACACAAACTACCATGCCCATCATGTGGTGGGTCTGACCCTGTGTCTATGAACGAGGATAAGTCTGCTCATTGCTTTAGCTGTGAGACACACTTTCCTAATTATATTGATGCTTGTGATGGTAAAATTATGGACACAAATACTAAACCTAAAGTTAGTAATACGTTTTTAAACACATACAACGGTAGCTTTGGTCCTCTTACAGACAGATGTATTTCTGAAGAGACAGCTAAAAAGTATGGCGTAAGACGTGTCGTAAGTGCAGACAATAAAGTTGCTCAACACATTTATCCATTCTTCAATGGTAACGAAGTAGTGGGAACTAAAACTAGGTTTGTTGACAATAAGAACTTTGCATTTGCAGGAACTTATGAAGGCACTGGTTTGTTTGGTGAACAACTGTTTAGAAATACAGGTGGTAAATACTTAACAATCGTTGAAGGTGAATGTGATGCCATGGCTGCTTATGAATTGATGCAGTCAAAGTGGGCATGTGTTTCGTTGAAGCGTGGTGCATCGGGTGCTGTTAAAGATATCCGAGAAAGCATTGAGTTTGTTGAGTCGTTTGAAAATGTAGTAATATGTTTTGATAACGACAAGGCAGGTCAGGAAGCAGCAATGAAAGTTGCTCGTATATTAAAACCCGGGAAAGCTAAAATAGTTTCACTGCCTACAGGATGTAAAGATGCTAACGACATGCTTCGACAGAAAAAGTTTCAAGCATTCATGTCTGCATGGTGGGAAGCTAGGACATATACTCCATCAGGTATTATAGATTTATCCACTCAAAAATCTGAGTGGTTACATAGAGAGACTAAGGAAAGTATTGCCTATCCTTGGGAAGGTCTCAACAAGAAACTATATGGTATGCGTAAAGGTGAGCTTGTAACTCTTACAGGTGGGACAGGACTAGGAAAGTCTAGTGTTACTCGTGAGCTAGAACATTGGCTGATCAAGAACACAGAAGACAACGTAGGTATTGTAGCTCTTGAAGAGAACTGGTTGAGGACTGCTGATGGTATTATATCCATTGAAGCTAATGACAGAGTGTATCTTAATGAGAGACGAGAGCAATACAGTGAAGAACAACTGACTGCTTTATTTGATAAGGTTATACCTAAAGGTCGTGTGTTTATCCATGCTCATCTTGGTGCTACTGATATTGATGAAATATTTTCTAAGCTTAGATACATTATCGTAGGCTGTGAATGTAAATGGGTTGTGGTAGATCACTTACATATGTTAGTTAATGTCTTAGCTGAAGGTGATGAAAGACGAGGTATTGATTGTTTAATGAATAGGTTACGCAGTCTTGTTGAAGAGACTGGTGTAGGTATGATACTTGTATCTCACTTACGTAGAGCATCAGGTGATAAAGGACATGAACAAGGTATTGAAGTATCTCTTTCTCATCTTAAAGGTTCTCAAGGTATAGCACAACTATCTGATTGTGTGATTGCACTAGAACGTAATCAACAATCTGAAAACGAAGACGAAGCTAACACCACAAAGGTTCGTGTACTTAAATCAAGATACACAGGTGATACTGGACTGGCATGTAGCCTACGCTACAACAATGAAACCGGTAGACTATTTGAAGTCACCGAGGAGGAAACATTTGACAACACAGAATTCTAAAATTATATTTGACATCGAGTGTGATGGTCTTAAACCAACGAAGCTACATTGTATTGTAGCCAAGGAAGTTGATGGTCCATTACATAAGTTCCCACCTCATAAACTTGAGGAAGGTTTAGAGTTTTTAAAACAAGCCGACACTTTAATCGGGCACAACATTATACGTTTTGATTTAGCTGTTCTTAAAAAGTTAACAGGTGTTGATTTGTATCATAAGAACATTGAAGATACTCTTGTTATGTCTAGGCTATATCAACCTATCCGTGAGAACGGGCACAGTTTAAAAACGTGGGGTTATCGTGTAAACTTTGCAAAGCAAGAACAACCTATAGACTTTGATGAGTACACACCTCAAATGCTTGAGTACTGTTGTAATGATGTAAGATTAAATGAGTTAGTTTACTTCGCTTTACTTAGAGAACAAACAGGTTTTAGTGAAGAGTCAATTGCTCTTGAACATAGAATAGCATCTATTATATCTGATCAAGAAAATAACGGATTTAAGTTTGATGAACGTAAGGCTACAATATTACTGGCTGATCTTAAAGCTAAGATGTATGAAGTAACAAACGAAGTACAAAGTACGTTCAAACCTAAAATGACTGATGTTAAATTAGTGACACCAAAAATTAAAAAGGATGGTGAGTTATCTAAGTCAGGTTTGACTGCTGAAGAATACAACAAACTAATTGAAAGTGGTAGTTATAAACCGTTTATGAGACAAGAACTTAAACCTTTTAATCTCGGTAGTCGTAAACAGATTGGTGAATACTTAATAGACTTTGGTTGGAAACCAAATAGATTTACACCTACAGGTCAGCCGATTGTAGATGAGGGTACTCTCAAAAAGATTACTCATATACATGAAGCCAAATTAATTGCAGACTTCTTGTTGTATCAAAAGCGTATTGCTCAGATACAATCTTGGTTGGATGCAGTTGAAGAAGATGGTAGGGTACATGGTTCAGTAATACCTAACGGAACTATTACTGGTCGTATGTCTCACAACCATCCAAACGTAGCTCAAGTACCGGCAGTATACAGTCCGTATGGTAAGGATTGCAGAGCTTGTTGGACTGTAGATGAGGGGAATGTTTTACTTGGGGTTGATGCTTCAGGATTAGAACTTAGAATGTTAGCACACTATATGAACGATGAGGAGTATATAAATGAAGTTGTCAACGGAGACATACACACGACTAATCAAAAACTTGCAGGGCTTGAATCAAGAGATACAGCAAAGACTTTCATCTATGCACTTATATACGGAGCAGGAGATGCAAAAATTGGAAGCGTGGTTGGAGGATCAAGAAAAAAAGGTAGAGAACTTAAAGACCGTTTTTTCGACAATCTCCCCACACTTAAAGCTCTTAAGGACAAGGTTCAACGAGCTGCGAAACGAGGATTCCTCAAAGGATTAGATGGTCGAAAGATATACATACGAAGTGAACATGCTGCTTTAAATAGTTTACTTCAAGGTGGTGGTGCTATTGTCATGAAGAAAGGATTAGAAATATTAGATGCTAGACTCAGGCTCAGTGGTGTACCACATAAGTTTGTTGCTAACATCCATGACGAATGGCAGATTGAAGTACCAGCCTGTAACGCTAACAAGGTAGGACAACTAGCAGTAGATAGTTTAAAACAGGCAGGAGAATATTTTGATATGAGATGTCCTCTTGACGGTGAATATAAAATAGGAGGAGATTGGAGTGAAACACATTAATAAAAACTGTAACCATTGTGATGTTGAATTAGTTTTAAATGAAAACTATGATGAACATCGTTTAAAAAGAAAGGACTACATTTGTAAAGATTGTTATATAACATATTTAGATTCCAATATGTATGTAAACGGAGCATATATTTCAAGGTCTCATCCCCTACATAAACCGGGAAGATATAAAACTTTTGAAGATGCTGCGTTTAGTTCTCTTGCCAAATATCCACTAACCAAAGAAGGACAGGTTTATGTTATTACAAACAAAGCTTGGAAAGGCTGGGTTAAAATTGGAATGGCTATTGATGCCAAAGATAGATGTAATCAATACCAAACCTCTAGTCCTTACAGGGACTATGAACTAAAACATTCAAAGTATTTTAACAATAGAAGAAAAGCTGAAGTGAAAGCACATAAACTATGTGAAACAAAAGCTGAAGCTAGAAATGGTGAGTGGTTTAAAATGAAAATAAAAGATGCGATAAAATTAATTGATAGCATAACTGAGGAAGAACATGAAAAAGAAACAGCTTGATACAGTAGTCCAAGACATATATGATAAAGTAGAAATACTTGGTCAGAACAAAGCTCTTGAAGTGACTGACGAACAGATAGAAGACTTTGGTAATTACATGAAGGAAGCTTTAAGAGATTGGCTTACACCAAGACCTGATAGTAAACCAACACTTAGGATGTCTAACATAGGAAAACCTAACAGACAATTATGGTTTGACATGAACTCTAAACGAGAACAAAAAGGATTCACTGCACCAACTATGATTAAGTTTTTGTATGGACATCTACTTGAAAGAGTCGTCTTGTTTTTAACAGAGCTTGGTGGTCATGAAGTTACTGATGAGCAAAAAGAAATCAAAGTAAATGGTATTCTTGGACACATGGATTGTAAGATAGATGGTGAAGTTGTTGATATTAAATCAGCATCTAACTATGCATTTCAAAAGTTTAAGAATGGTACTCTTGCAGAGGACGACCCGTTTGGTTACATGGCTCAACTTGCTGGATATGAAAAAGCAGAGGGTACAAGTAACGGTGGATTCTTAGCAATCAATAAAGAGACAGGAGAATTAGCACTTTTTAAACCTCAAGAGCTTGACAAACCCAACGTGGGTGCTAAAATAAATAAGGTTAAGTCTGAAGTAAAAAGCAAAACCATCCCTGACTTTTGTTACGAACCAGTACCTGAAGGTACATCAGGCAACTTTAAAATTGCTAGAGGTTGTGTGTGGTGTCCCCATAAATTTGAGTGTCATAAAGAAGCTAACGATGGTCAAGGTTTGAGA